GATCGCTTTGAAGCGGAAGGTGGCACGGTCATCGTCGCTGAAAATGGTTATATCGCGCCGGGCGGCGGCACGCCCAAGCACGATGTGCGCGCCGGCGTCACCGGCAAGACGATGTTCGCGCTGGCAAAGGGCCGGCATAACGGCGGGGGTGAATGGCACGTCGGCGGTCCCGAGCGGTGGCAGCAACTCGGCGTCGAGCTGAAGGATTGGCGGAAGACGGGCGACCATATCCTCATCGCGCCGAATCGCAGTTTCGGCACGCGCGGCAACGTCATGCCGAATACCTGGGCCGATGAAACCGCGCACCGGCTGCGGCGGGTTACGCAGCGCCCAGTGCGGGTGCGGCATCACCCGGGCAACAACCGCTCGCCGATTTCGCTTGAGAAGGATCTCGAAAACTGTTGGGCGGTCGTGATCTGGAGCTCGAGCGTCGGCGTGCATGCGCTGATCGCCGGCATTCCGGTCGTGTGCCTGGCGAACTGGTGGATCTGCAAAGAAGCCGCGCTGCGCGATTTCGAGCAGATGAACCGCGGCGGCGTGATCGACCGGCGCGCGGCTTTCGAGCGCCTCGCCTGGGCCCAGTGGTCACTCGAAGAAATTGAGAGCGGGCAACCGTTCAGAATCTTATGTGGAACGTCTACAGCTCCGGCCACAAGCACAGCCAGACCATAAGCTCGGCGTTCGCATCGGGAGCAGGGCTGCCCTGGCTCGTCAAGGCCTCGAAGTTGGCGCCTGGCGGCGTGGTCACTTACGGTGCGCTGCGCGGCCTCGGTGAGCTGCTGAAGCAGGCGCAGCGCGAGCAGCGCGGCTGGGTCTATCTCGACAACGGGTATTTCCGGCCCGGCCATTACGAGGGCTATTACCGCGCGACCGCTAACGCGTACCAGCACGACGGCAGCGGCAACGCGACGCCGGCCCGCTGGGAAAAACTCGGCAAGCAGATCCTGCCGTGGCGCACCGACGGCCGCAGCGTGATGGTGTGCCCGCCGGGCGAAGTGTACGCGGGTCTGATGGGCTTCAGCGCCGCGCAGTGGCTCAGTGACATCCTGGCGACGCTCAAGCGCTGCACCGACCGCCCCGTGATCATTCGCAGCAAGCCGGCTAAGGGCGTGAAAGCCGAGCCGCTGTGGACCAGCCTGCGCGACTGCCACGCGCTGGTGTGCCACTCTAGCAATTCGGCGGTCGAGGCGCTGCAGTTCGGCGTGCCGGTGTTCTGCACCGCGCCGTGCGCGGCCTCGGCGCTGGGCAGTGCAGACGTCTCGACTATCGAGCATCCGCAATACCCGGGCGGCCGCGAGCAGTGGTGCTGGAACCTGGCGGCCGCGCAGTGGACGCTCGCCGAGATGCGGGCCGGGACTTGCTGGCGCGAATTGAATCAGCGGACCGCGTCATGACGAAAGGCTGGTTCCGCATTCCCGGCGTGCAGGACGGCGAGCGCTCCCTGCAGGAGCAGCTGCAGGGTCTTGCGCCGGTGCTCGGCATGGTGCGCGATAAGACCGTGCTGGACCTGGGGTGTGCCGAAGGGTTGATCGCGATCGAGATGGCGCGCGCGGGAGCGCGATTGGTGCACGGCGTCGAATGCAATCCGCAGGTGCTCGGGTTGGCGCGCGAACTCGCGCACAAGCATGCGGCGCTGCCGGTGGTGTTTTGGGGTGCCAATCTAAACCGGCCGCTGCCGGGCAAGCTGGCGCCGCAGTATGACGTGGTGCTGTTGCTGGCGATCCTGCACAAGCTGACCGGGCCCGCCGCGGCGCTGCGCCGGTTTGCCGCGCTGGCGCGCGAACGTATTGCGATCCGCCTGCCGCTGGGTTCCTCGCGCGCGTTTCGGTCGAAACAGGGCGGCGAGTTGTGCGATGTCAACGCCATTCTGCCGGACCTGGGCTTCGTGCTCGAGCAGACCCTCCCGGGCCCGCGCCGCGAACTCGTGCAGCACTGGCTGCGCACGGGCTGACATGGGCTGGGGCGACGAAATCATGGTCACCGGCCAGGTGAGGGAGCTGTACGCGCGCGATCCGCGGCCGGTGGCGGTGCTCGATCGCGACGGACGGGTGCGTAGGCACGATATCTGGCATGGCAATCAGAAGATTATCGACGCGCGCTTTACCGGTACCAGCATTCCCCAGGGCGCGCAGGTCTTGCGCAACGGGCCGGGCTTGCGGCCTTACATCGCGGAGAAGCGCCCTGACCGCTGGAAGTGGCAGGCATGGTCGCGGCCGCGCGGCGAGATTTTTCTCGACGCGAAAGAGAAGGCACTGGGCGCGCGCTATGCCGGGCGGGTGATCGTCGAGCCGCATCTGAAAATTAATGCGAGCCCCAACAAGGACTGGGGCTGGATGCGCTGGAACAAGTTGGTATGGTTGCTGCGCGCCGCCGGCCACCAGGTCAGCCAGATGGGCACCGGAGCCGAAGCGTTGCTGGATGGTGTCGAGCCGATCGAGACGCGCAGCTTTCGCGAGGCCTGCGCGGTTATGGCGAACGCGCGCGCAGCCGTGCTGCCCGAAGGCGGGCTGCACCATGCGGCCGCGGCGTTCGGCGTGCCGGCGGTCGTGATCTTCGGCGGCTATATCTCGCCGGCGCAGACGGGCTACGACCTGCACACGAATTTATTCACCGGGGGCGAGCCGTGCGGCCGGCGCGTCGAGTGTAAGCACTGCCGCACGGCGCTCGAGGCGATCAGCCCCGAGCTCGTATTCACCGAACTGGAGATGATCCTTGAACGCAGCAATGCAGCAGCAACGGTCTGACATCAAACTCGTCGGCGGCCTGTGGCTGCCGGCGCACGAAATGCACCTCATCGGCTGGATGAACCACCCGAAGAACAGGGTCGTGATCGACGGCAGGCTCGCCTATCAATGGAAAAAGCAGCAGCTGGCGATGGCGCACGTGAAGCAATGGCGCACTGCGGTCGACGTCGGTGGCCATTGCGGACTGTGGAGCATGCACCTGGTCAGGCGTTTCCAACATGTGCATGCGTTCGAACCGGTTGCGCTGCATCGCGAATGCTTCGAGTGCAACGTTGCCCCTCAATTTATCGATGTGACGACGCTGCAGGACAAAGACACGGTGCTCTCGCCTGGAGAGAAGAACTTCACGCTTTATCCGTGCGCGCTAGGAGAGGTCGACGGCAAGTGCAGCATGCACACGACGCCGAGCAGTTCGGGCGATTCGTTCGTCAGCGGCGCCGGCGACATTCCGATCCGCCGGCTCGATGATTTCGATCTCCAGGACGTCGACTTCATCAAGCTCGATTGCGAAGGCTACGAGCTGCTCGCCCTGAAGGGCGGGGAACAGACCTTGAAACGCTGCCGCCCGACGATCATCGTCGAGCAGAAGCCCGGCCGCGCGCAAAAGTTCGGGCTGCCGGAAAGCGGCGCGGTGGATTATCTGGAATCGCTGGGCGCGCAACTCTTAGCCGTGCGGTCCGGCGATTACGTGATGGCGTGGACCTAGAAACACCTTGGTATCGCGATTACGACACCCGCTGCATTGAGTGCAGACGTTTCCTCTATACGTGCTGCGGCGAGGGTCAGCACACGCCCCGCGGCTTCATTTGCATCTATTGCGTGACCTCGCCTGAGAGAGAAGCCCATGCTCGAACGTTACGCAATCTCGATCGTGACGGCGCCGAGCGCGGAGCCGATATCGCTGGCCGACGCTAAAACTCATTTGCGCATCGGCGCAACGGAGACGGACGACGATGCCTACATCACGGCGCTGATCGTCGTCGCGCGCCGCTTTGCCGAGAGCTATTGCACGCGCTCGCTGGTGCAGCAAACGTTCGACGTCAAGCTCGATTGTTTTCCGCGCTCCGGCCTGATCGACGTACCGCGGCCGCCGCTGGTGTCGATTACTTCTATCACCTTTGTCGACGTAACCGGCACGCTGCAGACGATCGCTCCGGCCGATTATCAGGTCGATGCGGCGACCGAGCCCGGCCGAATCTTCCCGGCCGCTACGAAATGGTGGCCGTTCGTGCGTTACGGAGATCTGAACCCGATCACGATCCGCTGCGTCGCCGGCTATCCGGTTGGCTCGCCGCAGGATGCGGATGGCCTGCGCGAAAACGTGCCCGGCGAAATCAAGTCTGCGATGTTGATGCTGATCGGGCATCTGTACGAACACCGCGAAATGGTCTCCGACCAGATCCGCGCCATCAGCGAGCAGGAAGTGCCGATGGGCACGCGCTGGCTGCTGTCGCCCTATCGCGCGGTGATTTTCTAATGTTGATCGGCCGGCTCGACAAGAAGATCACGATCCAGAAGCTCGTCGCCGGCAGCCCTCAGCAGACCGGGAGCGGCGCGCCGGACGTGGCCTGGGCTGATCTGATCTCGGTGTGGGCCTCGATCGAGCCGGTCAAGGGGCGCGAGCTGTTCGCCGGCCAGGCGTTCGAGTCCGAAGTCACCGTGCGCTTCCGCATCCGTTATCGCAGCGACGTGACGGCCGGAATGCGCATCGTGTGCGACGGCAAGTACTACAACATCACCGCCGTGCCGCCTGACACGCGCCACGTGCGCAAGGCCGGCCTCGAGCTCATGTGCACACAGGGCCTCAATGATGGCTGACAAGCGATTTCTCACCTTCCCCTTCAAGGGGAATTATGTATCTGACAAAGGCAGGAACAAGTACGCCCGCACTTTGGGTGCAACCGTTGGGGGCGCACCTTAAATGAAGCCTCTATCCGGCGGATGCCGCGTTCGCAAGTTCCTCAAAATATTGGGCGTCGCTCGGGC